GCCACGCCCGCGATGACCGTGCCGAAGTTCGTTGGTGCCGTCAACGAAGCCTCAAGCGTTGAGATTGCCACAGACGAGATGCGAGGCGTGGTTGCGAAAACAGGTTTTAAGGCCATTATCGAAAGGAACTCCAGAGGTACAGGTCGGTAGTCATCGCCACCTCGTCGGACAGCCTCGCGTTATCAATCGTTCCGGTGAGCTTGGACGCTGACATCCCAATGATGTCAGCGTCCGTCACCGAGGAACTGTTGATTGTCCAGACGGCGCCGGACCCGCTGACGGTGATGTCTCCCTTGTTTCCGTCCGTCACGCCAGCGCCGCCGCCTCCGGTGGCAGACAGCGTTCCTCCAGAAAGCGACAAACCAGATCCAATCGTCGCGGTCGTTACAACGCCGCCTGCTGTGGTGACGGCGACTTGATCGGCCGTGGACCCGATAGCTCCGGCAGAGGTGATGTTTCCGAGGGCGGATAGCGTTGCGAGCGACCCGAGGCCGCTGACGGCCCCGGACGCAATGGCGATGGCCGTGGAACTCGCCGCAGTCAGTCGCCCGTCAGCGCCGACAGTGAACGTGGCAACGCTCGACGCCGACCCGTAACTCGCCGCCGTGACGGCCGTCGCGGCCAGCGTCGGGGACGGGTAAGTGCCGGCGAGGGAACCGCCAGCCGCCCCCGATGGCGCGCGGGAATCGGAAAGCCGTGCGTCGTTCCCGACGCAGAACTGCCCGGCCGAAGTGCCAAAAGCCCCAACCGTCAGAACGCCGCTGGTTGTTGTGATGATCGGGAGGCCGCTGGTCGCGCCGATGGCTCCCGCGTTGCTGATGTTCCCGTGAACGTGGCTCGTCGGCGTTCTCGCGTCGGAGAGGCGGGCATCGTTTCCTTGGCAGAACTGCCCGGCGGAAACGCCGAACGCCCCCACTGTCAGAACGCCAGAGGTGGTCGTGATGACAGGCAGGCCGCTCGTTGAGCCGATGGCGCCAGCGTTGGTGATGTTGCCGTGCGTGTGAGCAGTCGGCGTCCTGGCGTCAGAGAGACGAGCGTCGTTTCCTTGGCAGAACTGCCCGGCTGACACCCCGAAGGCTCCTACGGTGAGGACGCCGCTGGTTGTCGTGATGACCGGGAGGCCGCTGGTCGCGCCAATCGCCCCCGCGTTCGTGATGTTGCCGTGCGTGTGCGAAGACGGCGCGAAGGTGGATGGGATGCCGGTGAGCGACGAATACGCCACTGCCGGACTACTCCCTGCCGTGACGCGACCTTTCCCGTCCACTGTGACCGAGGTGTAGGTGCCAGCGGTCACGCCGCTGGCCGCGAGGGTGGCGGTAAACGACCCCGTGCCGCTGCCCGTGACGTCGCCCGTCAGCGAAATGGTCTGGTCGCCCGTGTTGACGCCGCTGCTGGTGCCGGAGAACGTGCCCGACTGCGTTGCCAGCGACCCGAGGCCCGTGATCGTGCCAACAGCCTGCGTCCCGGTGTGATTCGCCCTGGCGAGCAGGGTTGCATCCGACGAGTTTGCCGTCGCGCCCGTGGCGATACCGTCGAGTTTCGTTTTGGCCGCGCTCGCCGCCCACCACGCCGCGACAGCTTGCCAGACCCGCTGGACCGTGAACGCCAGGCGTCCGGTGTCGATCCCAGCTTCGGCCTGGGCCTGCGTGACCGTGGCAGCAGACCACTCGCGAGAGTCTGTCAGCCGCGAGTCGTCCGTGAGGACGTAGCTGCCAGCAGCCTGCTTGCCGTCGAGGGCCGCCTGAAGCCCCGTGACGTCGGCAACAATGTGGCCGTGCGTTGAGGGCGGGAACGTGGATGGCTTGCCTGACAGGTCCGCCCACGACGTCACGCCGGGAGTGATCGTGATCGTGATCGTGCTTCCGGCCGTAGCAATCGATCCGCCAACCACAGCCAGGGTGACGGCCCCGGAAGCGCCGTTCAGCGTCAGGACGCCAGCCGTGTCACTCCCTGCGTACCACGGCATCTCATTGCTCCTGCACCAGCCGGCTGTGGATTTTGAACGCAGTCCTGAAGTTGTCCCACTTCCACACCTCGAGGCCGGGGGGCGACAGCACCTCGTAGGAGAGAACGACCGTGCCCTTGGCCTCGATGATGACGTCCCCGGCCATGGGCTCCGGGAACGGCATCTGGTCGAGCGAGATCACGAAGTCCCGAAGCTCCCACCGCTGGACGATCCCGTTCGCGCTCACGACATCAACGGTCGAGCTCGTTGCCGACGCGATGCACGGATGCGTCAGTGACCCGCGACGGTACGACACCCAATTGCTGGTGTGCTGCACCTGCATGCCGGTCAGCCATTTCGACGCATCTTCGATGACGTTTGGCATTGCCGGCCCCGATCAGGTCACGGACGGATGTAGACGAGCGCCGTGGAGTTGGCGTCGGTGGCCGCCCTGAGGCACTTGCCGATCAGCGTGTTCGTGCCGACAGTCGCCGTCACCAGCTTGGCCGTGTTGTCCCAGTAGACATCCGCGCCCATGGCGATTGCGGTGCTGGCGGCAGTGGACTTGGGGGCTTCCCAAGCGCCACGGATGCCGAGCGCGCCCATGCGAAGCGGAAGGATCGGCTGCGACGCGATGCCGAACAGCTTGCCCTGAAGGATCGGGGTGCCGGCTGCGATCGTGTCGGTGGACGAAGGGTTGGTGTAGTTCACCAGCGAAACGTCGTTGACGAAGTTGGTCGAGAGAGCCACGGCTGTTCTCCTTGCTCAGGTGATTGGTTGCTTGGTTCTGTGGTGGTTGGCGACCGTCAGGTTGATCGAATCACGCACCCGGAGACTTGACGGCAGCCTTGGGCTCGACGAAGGCCACGCCGAAGTCCCAGAAGCCGCGGAGGCGGATTCCAAGGACGCTGAAGTCGGCCTCGGCCTGCTCGATGGTCGGCTGCTCGACGCCGCCGAGGAAGCACACCTCGATGAGGGCGAGATCGGACGGGTTTGCCAGAACGTAGAACGCGGTCGCGCTGGCGTTTGCGCCTGCCACGCTCGCGTTGTTGAGGTACGGGCAGACGACCGGCTGGTACTTGCCGGCGTGCGGGTTGGTGGTCGCGTAGTTCTTGTTGCTGGTGTTGTCGCGGATTTCGGTCTGCGACATGAGCTGCCGGCCCTTGGTGTTGAGAGCGGTCGGCATCAGCAGGATCTCGCCGTTGGCGGCCAGCGGCTGGCCGTCGTAGTCGAGTTGGTCGAGGAACGTCGTTTCCATCAGCGACAGAGCATCGACGCTCATGGCCGAGCTTGCCCCGGACGGGATCAAGTTCTTGTTGCCGGCGGTGAAGATGCTGGAGTTGTTGGTGAACAGGCTCCAGAAGACACGGTTCAGCTTGAGAGCGCCGCCTCGGCCGATCATCTGCGGCATCGTGGTGAGCGCCCCGAGGTCATCGTTGATGAGCTGCTCTCGGGAGATGTTCGTGGCGATGCCGTACGTCCGGGCGAAGTTTTCGTACTTCAGGTCCGACGCGGCCTTGTTTTCGAAGGCGCTGGTGCCAGACATTTCCTCGAACTCAAACGAGCCGGTGAGTCGGTAGCTGGTGACCTTCTTGAAGTCGGTGACCGGGCGGCTGGCGGCGATCGTCCGCCACGTGTTGTCGACGGCCATGAACCCGGCGAGCAGGAACTTGTTGACCGTGGCCGACAGCACCTGCGACAGGTCGTTACTGGCCCATGCCGCCTGGAGCATGGCCCGACCAGCCCCGGAGTCACGGAAGGTGTTTCGACCCAGGTAGCCGTTCGCAACCGCCGAGGCGTGGATGATCTCGCAGAGCGAGATGCCGCCCTTGTACTGCTTGTCGGCCATCTCCAGCGTCTTGGCGTCGAAGTGCTTCTCAAGGCCCGGCAGCTTGCCGGCGATTGCGGCAGCGGCTTCGATGATGGTGGAGTTCACGCTGGGCGCTCCGGAGACGATGATGTTCGGCGGGGTGGGGCGAGAGTTGCGCAGGTCGTTGACGCTGCTGGCGGCACTGATCTTCGACGCGACCATGGTGGCGATCGTGTCGAGTTGCGTGGCGTCGAGTTGGAGGGCGGGAGCCGGGGCTTGGGCGGGCGTCTGCGGCGCGGCTTGGGCGACAATCGTCTGGGCGGCAGGGGCGGCCGGGGCCGGCGAGGGAGCTGCTGGCGTGGCGGCGGCGGCCGCAATCGCCTGGGGCGCGGCGGGGGCGGCAGGCGTGTTCTCGGGCGTGGCAGCGGTGTTGGCCGGGGCAGACATGGTCATCCCTTTCGATTGAGTCGCTTGGGCTGCGATCTTGGTCATGGTGTTGTCGTCGGCCCCATTGGTCACGACAGCGATGTGGCGAAGGCGTGTCTTGCGGACGATCATGGCCGGGCCTTCAACCTGACGGCCATTCACGGTGCCGACTTGTCCGGCGCGGATGTACTCGGAGGTGAGGGCGGCAGCGCCGATGCTGGCTTGGAACTGAACGCCGGCGATCGAGTGGGCGATGACTTTCTTGCAGTCATCCTCGATGCCGTTCAGGAATGCGGCAACGACCAGCCCCTCTTTTGCGTCCACCGCCACGCTCGTCGTGTTGCCGAGGATGCCGGAGAGAGCCGTGTTGTGGTCAGCGTTGATTGGGAGATTCTTGTCGGTCCAGGTGATTCCCTGGAGATCGACGTAGATGTCCTCCTCGGACCACGGCTGTCGAATAGGGCCGCCAGTGTATGCGTTGATGCGGCAAGCCTTGCCGCCGCTACCCCCGCCAGCACCCATCTTGGACTCGGGTGAGCCGGCAGAGATTCCCACGACCGGCGTTGCCAGGAACTCGACTGGTGCGGTGAGCAGGAGATCGTTCATGCCGTTGTCTTACGCCTCCCTGTTCGGATTTTCAACACTACTGCTTCGGGGGCGCCGGCACTGGCGCTGCCATATTGCGCGGCTTTGTACGCTTCGGCTGCGGCTTTTTGGAAGCCTTCTCGCCATTTGGTGGGCCTTGGTTCGATGCTCTGGCCGGCTCCTCGGAAGCCTTTGCCTTGGGCTTGTCCTCGCCCTGCTTGGGCTCGGCCTGGGGCTGGACATCGCCTGGGTACGGGATGCCGAGGCTCTCGCACATCTTGCGTTCGCGCGACTGCTGCTCAAGCTGCTCCACCCAATCACGACCAGCGGCGGCAAACTCCGTCGCCAGCGTCGTGGTCCTCGAGGCCAGCCGAATCGCCTGAGCCTGAGCGGATGCGACTTCGTCAACCGGAGCGCTCTCGTCCCACACCCAAGACCAGCGCCACTTGGCTACGTCCCTCGCCGCCTTTGGCAGCATCGTGCCGCGAGCAGCCTCTTCGCCCCAAGCCCTCACGCCAGGGTCCATGTGCCGCGTGCGAAGCATCTCGCGACGGATCACGATTGACCTGTAGTAGATCAGGTGATCAAGCCGGCCAGACGAGAAGTTGTAGGACGAGCTGTTGCAGGCCGCGACGTTGAACGGAAGGTTCAAGCATCGAGCGATCTCGTTGATGATTTCGGTCTTGAACCCAGGATAGGTAGTCGTGGGTTGCTCGGCGTTCATCTGGCCGATCTGCCACCCCTCTGGGACAGCCATCATTGATCGAGGCTGGATGTCGAGCGGCGTGAACGGCTTGACGTCTGGCAGATCGTTTGCGGGCGAGGTGGTGTAGAGGATGGCTGCGAAGTCGGCGGCAGTCTCGGCGGCTCCCAGCGTTGCGAGCGTGTACCTGCGGAGCATCGCGAACAGCGGCAGTGCCGGCGTGACCTCGGGGATGCCTCGGTTCTGGGTCGGACGGTCCGCCCGGAACACGTGATGCATCATCGAGGCCGGAATCGGGTCGTACTCAAAGGCCTGGAAGTTCATCATGCTGCCGGGGTGCCGGCGAAGCAGGTGATACCTGGCTGGATTGCCGACACCGTCAAACTCGATACCGTCCACCTCCTGAAGCATCCACGGAGTTGGCGATGCGATCTGGTCGGCCTCGATCAGCCTGAAGTCGAGCTGCACCTTGTTGCGGTCGAGCTGCGGGTTCGTGAAGTGCAGCGCGAACACCTCGCCGTCGATCACGGTGGACTGCACCATGACCCGCATTTTCTCGGACTGCCGCGTGGCTTCCGCCCACTGCCCGTACTCGTCCTCGATGATGCGATCCAAGGCGGCATCGCCGGTGTTCATCTTGAGCGTCGGGCCTGTGCCTACCGTGTCGTTTGCGATGGTGAGCGTGATGCCACGGAGGTACGAGTTGTTGGCGCTCTCGTACCGCGCTCGCATCCGAAGCGTTCGGCGGATGCCTGGACGCTGGCCGGCATCAGCCGTCATCGAGTCAGCCATCACCCAGTGATTGGCGTTCTCGGACGTTGTCTGCGCCGCGTCGTACCTCGCGCGAAGCTGCCGAGGCATCTCCACGATCTTGCGGATCGCTGGAGCCGGCCTGCTGAAGATGCGTGACAGGACACCCATCAGAACCTCCGGTTGTTCCATGCCCACTCGGCGGGGTCGATGCTGGCGAGTTCGTCGGCAGAGAAGACAGCCCCTGGTGGCTTTGCCGTCTGGATTGATACCCCGAAACCAGGCTTTGACATCGCCTTGCGGTTGGCGACGAACTTGATCGCCTCGATGATCTCGGTCAGAGGCCGGGCCGTCATGCTGCCATTGTCATTGCTGGCAGACTGAGGCGAGGCCGCTTGCTGGATCAGCGCTTCGATCAAGGCATCGGTCGGGTTCTGGCTCATGCGGCACCTCCGCAGCCACCGTAGCACCCAGCGACCCGGCCCCGCAAACCGTTTGAACGCTGCGGGAGCCTAGCCGTAGGTCTTCCGCTCCTTTTTCTGGCCTTCGACGCCAACCGTCCTGACCCCGAGGATCGATGCGGCCACGCAGTTGCCAACCAAGCAATCCCACCAGTGATTGTCCTGGCCGACGATCTTCGTCTTCCACTCGTCCACAACCCTGCCCCTCGCCTCCGTGCGGACCGGGGCTTCCGCGAGCAAGTGGTCGCAGAGCAGCCCATGGTTTCCGGACACCGACAGCGACCGGCCCGAGTGGATCGTCAGGCATCCTGGCTCGCCAATCGATGTCTGGAGTCTTGCTACCGAGAACGACTTCCAGAAATTGGTGTCGTACGTCACGTGACGCACGGCCCTCTTTCCTGCCATGCCCGGAATCCTCCAGTTGGTTCCGATCCTGTCGCCAAGCCTCTTGCCGTACTCCGAGAACGGAAGCGACGAAGCTCCGACGTACCTTCCGTGCGACGGCATGAACGTCGTTGAAAGCGGATGCGTTCTGCACACCTGATAGACGATGTCGGTTGATTGGCCCCAGTTTGCATCGACCATGCCTTTGGTGATCCGCATGGCGGTCCCGTTTGCCATCCGGTACTCAACGCCACCGACCTTTGTCAGGCATGCGTTCAAGGCTTCGTGGAGATTCGCTTCAAAGGCCGTTTCCTTGTGCGCGAGTTGGATGGTCTTCTGTGCGTCACGCATCGTGAAGTATTCGCGGCCTTGGTCTGGGTAGGTTCCGTAGCTGATGATCGACCCCGAGAAATCGTCCGTCCAGCCGCACACCATCCAGTACAGGATCGTCTGCTGAACGTCGATGAAGCACGTGAGGTGCGTGGTGCCGTCAGGCACGACGTTTCGCTCAAACCCACTCACCTTCTTCTGGATCACCTCGGCAGTCAGCACTACCATCTGGTCGCTGGAGTCTGGCAGCGGATCGTTCTGGTACTCCGCGAAGAAGGCAGCATCCCCGCGGTCGCACCTGATGTTCATCGCGTGCTGGAGTGCCGAGATCTCGTTTGGGTCGAATCGAGCCTCCCACGCAACCTTCGCGCCGGCATCCATCTGCTCGCGGTGTTCGACGTAGAAGGCGTGCGAAGCTCCGGTGCCGGTTCCTTCCTGCTGCCCTTGGCGGCGCATGTCGAAGTATTCCGCCCACATCTCCACGTTTGTCGGCCACGAATAGATCATCTTCGTGCATTCGCCTTGCCAGCTTGGGTGCTTGGTTCGGTCGAGCATCCGGTGCGCCATGTCATCCTGGGCGACGATGGTGAGCGTCATCAGGCCGGCGATCTTCTTGCCTGGGCCAGCGAGGCCGAG